ATTAGGAGTACTTGGCAAGGCTGGCTCAAAGGAAGCCGCTAAAGGTGTCTCTAGTGAGCTGTCAAAGATCTTTGGCGTCACAGACGATGTAGTGGGTAAGATGATAAAGAAGTCCTCTGACAAGGCAGTAGAGGCCACCATAGCGACTGGCTCAAAGGCGCAGGCCGGTGCATGGGGTACAGTTAAGAATCTTAAAAAAGAGTTAACTGCCAGTATGAGTAATATTTTCAGAACAGATTTAGCCAAGCAATTGATGAAGGCTCATCCAGAGCTGGGTCCAAAAGAAATACGCAGAATGGTTTCAATTGCAGGCGATGATTGGATTAAAGCATTTAGCAAAGACGGAGCTGATGTTTCAAAGCTTATTACAAGATGGAGTGATAAGTTTACTGGCAGATTTGGTTCAAATGTAGCCCATATGACTCAAAGAGCAGCAAATCATGCTGCCGGACTTGTCTCTATGGCAGCTACGCATAGGCTAACTGGAGCGATTACTCATCCAGGTGACTATGGGTATGAAGAAGAGGAATGGTCTTCAGCCAGCGGCACAGTGAAGAACTTGCTGAATGCAACTGAGAACATGTTCCTCGGACACGGCTTCCACAAGGAAGAGGGAGAAGGATGGCTGAGACGAGCATACTTCCATGGTATTCTTAATGACGCAACTATCGGTGCTGGTTTTGGGCTGCTTGGTGGAGCATTGCCATTATCAAGGCTTGAGATATTTAAAAAGCTTAGGGTTCAGCCTGGGTTTGCCAGAAAAAATGTAATGGGCACGGATACACTTCACTCTATCTTGGCTGGCATTAGCAAGACAAATGCTACAGGCACGGAACGAATTCTTGCCGGTGAAAAGATAGCCGATAAGTTGTTTTATGGAATGGATAGCGCGAACTCAAGATTGTTTGGCAAGTCTGGTGCTTTCGGAAAAGCAATGAAGGCGTTGTTTAGCAAGGGTGCTGAGGGCGGACCTCGAAGAACTAGGCGATTCGGTGCTGCGTTAAAACAACATGGCGGCATAGATTTTGACAAGATGGCAAAGGAAGATCCAGCTGCATTATCAGAGCTGCTTAGATTCATGTCTGCAAGCATGGGCTCAGGCACAAGGCAATCTGCCAGCAAGCTGCTACAGGGAACATCGGGGCTACAGCTGGGTGTTTGGGCGAATGCAATTGACAGAGCAACTGGTGCCGAAAAAGTAAAGATTGCTGCAGAGATAGCTAAAAAACACGCCGCAAACTTTATACCTGTGGCCGAGAAGATGGCCGAGATGCGTAAGGTTTATTTTAGCGATCTTGGCAGGCGTGGTATGCTTGGGCTTTGGACTGGATTAGTAACCGACACTCAGCAACATTTCCTTTATGGCGCTACAGAGGGGATGAACTACAGCGATGGCTCATCACTCTTTAAGCCGGACATAGAAAGAGGATTAGAATCTGCTGGTCAAATGTCTACTTTGGGAAGAATGGTAAACGATCCATCAATGAGATCAGTAGCGGATGTTATGGTTCATTACGGGCTTGCATACTCTGCGACAAAAGAACCTTATTTCTCCATGTTGGATGCTTCTCATTATGGCGCTGGGTTTGGAGTTGAAAGCCAAAACTTTGCATTAAGATTACAGGGAATAAATGAAGCCAGAGATGTTGCTAGATTATGGGGAGTGTACGACAAGGAGCTTGCGTATGACCCAACTCAACATGAGAAACTAACTCCTGCAGAATATATAAACAATGATTCTGTGCCAGCCGCAGTTGACGCTACCAATAAAGCTGTTGGTGATATTTTCAAAAGAGCTATTGAGAAAACTGTAAAGGTTGATGGCAAAACTACCGAAGAACTTATTGAGATGGCAATTGAGAATCCTAAATTATTAGATGAAGTTAATAATGTAATGATAAAAGAGATGGGTGGTGAGGCGTATGATCCGTCTGGCCCCAAAGGTGACTTGCACAAAGAAGAGGTCAACGGGTTTACTGATTGGGTTCGGCTATTGCGAACTGCCAAATTCAGAGAAGACGAAGTTAGCGGTCTTCTTCTCAGCAAGGACAGCATAACGCTTGACACGGACGCGACCACTCTTGGAGAGCTATCCGATGCTGCCAAGTTTTCTATGGTTCAAAGATTAAAGAAAGAGCTTTCTGCTCAAAGATTAATTGCTCCAGGCGATTCGTTTATATTTAAAGATGTAAGGCATAATGTCTTCAGGAGGTCGTACAGGCAGGCAGTATTAGAGCTTGCCGATTCAATTGACAGCAGTGTACCGCAGGCTCTTGATGATGGGCGGGAGGTGTACGGAGCCAGAAATTCCGATGATGTAATTCAGACAGATAAATATAACTATGTGAAGTTTATTGATTCTAAAAACGACAGGCCGGAAGACGTAAGCAGGCTTGCCAAGGAATCTTATCGTGCTAATATGGGTCTTCTGCATGTCGATACTCTATCTAAATCAGTTCGCATAGAAGGCTCTATAGCAGATGCGAAGACTGTTGATATTGCAACAAAAGAAGGCGCTGCTGCGTATGAAATTTTAATGAATAATGTGGATGCGGTTCAATCGTTAGCTAAAGAGCATATAGGTAAAAATCATAAAGATTATATTCATGATATGGATACAGAAAGCGGATACTCGTCTATACATAGTCTTATTTATGAGCAGTCTGCAATAGGAAGCGCTCGTAAGTTTATGACTGATATATTTACGTACAATCATGATCTTGGCGAGAGCGGACATAAAACAGTTTCGGTCACCATGGATAAGATTATTGGAAAAGCCAATAGCGGCTCGTCCTCACTTCATGAGTCTCCAATTATAAGAGGAAAGGATGCTGGCGGAAGACAGATCTGGAAAATGGTTGCCTTGCCAAGTGGCGCTGGAATGAAAAGGGCGTTTAAAAAACAATATCCAAATGCGTTGTCTGGTGATATTGATTCTATGGTTGCAGAGATGAGGGGCTTCTGGGAAATAATGTCTAGAAGGAACGATGTTAGGTTTATGCCTGGCGGAGCAAAGAGTAAATACAAAGAAGGCGATGCTTCTCAATTAGTTAAATGGTGGAGTAATAAATTCGCAATAGAACTTGATTCTGGATTAAAGACTCAAAAGAAAACTATGCGAGATCTTTTAGTTAATACTTTGGGCGTTCATTTAAATGTACCGGGCTATTCAAGTACTGTTGCAAATCAAATCCGCGAAGAGCAGTTGCCGTTTGGTAGAATTCCGGACAGGGTATCGGCGTTTAATAATCATTTTCAAAATCAAGGAATAATTCAGCTGACAAAAGACGGCATTGTTATGAAGGACCCAACTATGTTTACTGGGTCCGAGAAAGAAACTACATATATAGAATATATAAATAATTTGTTATATGACGAAGGCCTTCCAGATAGATACGCTCTTACGGAACAAGGAATGCTTGGTAAGTTTAAACGGATCGGCGCTATTGATGGAGTTGTAAAAACTACTGAAGCAGATGCGTCTGCTGAGATTACTAATATAGTTGGCCACGACAGAAACCTTGAAGAAGCCGCCATGGGATATGTCCGAATGGTGGACGCTTACGAGAGGGGCGATGTTGAGGCCATACAGGAAGCTCTTGGAAATATTAAAACCAGTACCAGGACAAGGACCGAGATAGGTCAAATACAGCACACGTTAAGATCTATGATGTATTCTCTTGGAAAAGGAAGGGAGGACTATTTCGCATTTGATAAAGCGAAAAAGGCTCTTGAAAGAAATGGCTTAACTTTTATTAATGGTAAACATGGCAAGGTTAAGATTAAAATCTCACCGAGTGCCAATCTTGGCAAGGCCAGGCGTGATGTTGGGGAAATTCTGAGGCAGCTAAATGTTAAGCGTGGAGAAGCTGGCTTTGCAGAAGATAAAGTTCTTATGGGCCTTGGTGACTTCGAGGCAGCAGTCGATGCCAGAAGCTCGCGCAATCTCGAAATTGAATCCACAAAAGATCTGTTTGATGTTTATGGACTATCCTCTCATGGAAAAGAAAATGTTCTGACGGAAGTTAGGAATCTTGTCGAAGAGGGAAAGTATACACAATCAGAACTTCACAATAAATTAGATACTATTTTAATGAGCAACTCATTGTCTATAATAGATCCTGGATTATCTCCTAGATTAACAAGCAAGCTTGCTTTAATTGGAGATGCGCAACTGAGTAGATGGATTAATGAAAAAGTATTTTCCGAAAGTGAAGCTCGCAAAGAATTACTATATGATGAGAGCACAAGACAAGATAGAAAAATGATTAATGTTGTTATAGAGCGAATACGCAACTTGCGTAATGTTAAGCATAATAGTAAAACTAAAAACAATGCTGAATTGGCAAAGATAAACTTAATAAGAGAAGCAACATCTACAAGAAATGTATATGTCATATCTCCGAGCGCAATGATAGACGGGAACACAAAAGTTTCTGGTGTAGTTGGCAACATGGTTAGATCCGAAAGAACAGCTATCACAAGAATGGCAGATGCTCTTGGCAGTGAACACAATGAGACTACAATTATAATGCCGACTGGCGCTACGATTGAGGGTGAGTCTCCGTTAACAAAAGAAGGGGCTACCAATCCTAGATATAATAAAAAATTAATGAATACATCATATACTATTGACGGCGAACAAAGAGATGATTTTATTACTTTCCGGACTGAGGGAATTAATGAGCCAGCGATGGTTGGGAGCAGGGACTTTAAGGAAAATGGAACCGATAAATACTTGCTATCGATGGCTAGCAAAATAGATAAGTTTACAAAAAACAGGCCGGAAGCTTTTGTATTGAAGGGATTCGTTAGTGATATTATAGATGCTGCTAATGTTATAGAAAATTCAGATGGCGGCGCATTTTCAATAGGCGAAAAGCTTATAATCTCAGAAGGCCTTACAAGGTTATCCAATGTTCATACTTTTGGGCTTGAATCTTTAGCAGAAGTTAACGATAGCGCTGGATGGCAAAGTCTGGCAAATAAATATGCAACGAAAACCAACAATCCAAGCTCTCGCACAACAAGCAGCGAGCATGTATCAAGGGTGCTTGCCGATAGTAGATTTATTCCTACTGATCTAATCGCAGAAGTATTGCATACAAATTCAGAGAATGTAAACAGAGCAGAGTTCGCAAAAAATGGTAAAGTTAAAGTTGCACATGTTGAATCTATTGATATTCTGAAGTTGCTACCAGAGGATAGGGCGAAAGAATTAGGCATAACAGAATTAGACGATGGCGCTATCATTGCCTCAAGAGCCGAAATTGACCTGCTACACACTCTTCACGGAGTACAGGGCGATGCATCAACCGGCAAGTTTTCTGTTATTATGAGCGGGCCTGACGGCGTAGAGCGACTATATAAAGGTCTGATAGTTGACAGTCCAAAGCTTACGGCGTTACGTAAGGAGCTAGGCGTTCAGTTCTTGACCACTTCATCAACAGGAAAGATGCCTAAAAACATACCTGCAGTAGAGTTTTCTCACAAGGGAACCTCTATAGATTACGCAGAGGCTGGGCTGGCGCTACAGAATGGAAGATGGAATGAGGTTAAGGTTAATACTAACAATGGTATTATAGATGTTCCATTATCTAGTTTTGAATTTCATAATATTTCCAGCGTTGAAAACAATAGAACTTCTCAAAAGTTTACAGAGTATATGTACAGGGGGCCAGACTCAAAGGCAGAAGCGAATGCTTTTTTAGATAGAGTATTTAATGCGGCGCTTGATAAACATATTAATATTTTAAGTGGAGCTGCTACAGCCGAGGAGTTGTCAAATTTCTTTGAAAGAAGTCTTGGAATTGATCCTGGCATTGCGCAGGAATCTGGACTTTATGAGTGGGTATCATCTGGCGGTACATTAGAGTGGTCGCCAGGCATGGGTATTAATGCTATCACTAATTGGGCAAATGGAATGGGCGTATCCAGGGCAGAAAAAGCTGCGAGAGCTAGTCACTTGGTCGTGTCGGGTGTTCTTGATGGCAACGAGGCATATAGGGGTATTGAATACGGCTCAACAGTTATTGATAATGCTTCTAGTTTTGTTCTCGCTTTCAAGGATTATTCTGTAGACAAAGAGAGGTCGGCAAATAATGCTATCGATCATAATATTAAATTCTTTGGCAGCAAGGGAATTAAGTTAAACAAATCAGAGGTTGCCGGCTTTAAAAATGACTCTTATAGATTTGGTGAATTTGATATTGGGAAACAATTAGATTTAAATGAATTACCAAAGACCGGAGAGAACTTACTTCTTGATTCGATTAGGAGTTCATTAAAAAATTCGTTAGGCAGAGCCCAGAGTGAAGCAACTGCTCATGCTGCAAAGTTTCTTGAGGCTGCAGGCCTTTCAGGAAGCGCCAAAGTTACGGCTGAGCGCAGGCTGGCTGCGCTGATGTATAACTACATGCAGGCTGGACTGTCTGGTGGAAAAGCAGAAGTAGCATCGAAAACTCCACATAAAAGATTTGTCCCAGCAGAAGAGAAAGCGCTGGCAGAGCTTAATAAATACATAATAGCACTTGGGAAAAAGGCAATAGAGAGCGGCGACACCAGCGGGCTTCCTGATTCTTGGGAAATAGAAAATGATATTATGTCTGGAGAGAATGGAATATATGCCGGGCAAGGTATCGGAAGGCTCTCTGGAAGAGAGGCCTTAAGAGCCGAGCTTGCGTCCAGGAAAATTACTAATGGCGCAGTCAGAAATGCGCTTGATTTTTTCCTTGGAAAATACGACCATGAAGCAAGGCCTCATTTGGGAAGAGATCAATTTGACGGACCAAACTTCTCAAGCAATAAAGGACTCGCAACAGTTTCGGTTGGCATGGTTGCTGGTGCTAAAACTTATCCATCTAAAGATTTCGCTGCAAGTAAATTGGACTACGTATTGGGGTATGACTCTAAGAAAAGCGATGCTTTCATGGGGAGAGAAAAAGCTGCTCTTATGGATAGGGACTTTGATGGCGATCAAACGATGGCACATAATCCTATAGGCATGAATTCTATCGCTGATGGCTGGGCGTATGGCAATGCCAAGCAGCCCGCAGATACAAAGCTTAGCGTTTATGAGCAAAGACGTAAGATAGGTCCTCCAGCGATGGAGTCTGATCAATGGTTTAGCGGGAAAAGCTCAAGGAAGCTTGCAGAAAACGCCGTTGTTCTTGAGAAAGCAAAAGGCACTACGCAGAAGTTGAGCAATGCACTGGCGTTTCTGGCTGACGGATTTGGAGTAAACTTAACTCAGGGCGGAAAGTCTGTTGTTGTTGGGCCAAAGAGAAGTACTCACTCAAGGTTAACTGCGGATATTGATTTCCTGCAAATGCAAGACAATAATGTTCAGGCTGTTATTGATGCCGCCTCTAAAGGCACCAATATGACATACAAGGAAATGCGCGACTTGTTTGTTAAAGAAGTAATCATGCATGATCCTAATGGATGGCTGAATAGCATTACCGGAGATGCTGAACTTACTAATTTGATCAGAGGTCAAGAAAAGAAAATTCTTGAGACAATGCTTGACTTCGCAGAGAAAGTTGGCGATGTAAATGGATACACCTCCAGGCAACAACGAAAAACTATTACTGACAATCTTCTTCTTGCTGCTTTGGTGGATAGTCCAAATGCAAGCAACAATCTCAATACTCTCTTCGGGGTGATGCTGCGAAATAATGGAGTTAAGATTCCCAAGGGAAGAGAGCTTAGATTGCTTACTCCTGAGAACTCTGAGAATATGACCTTTGCGTCATTGCGGCGTATTAATAAATTAAATAAAAAAGTATATGAAAAGTACACAAATGAGAATGCTACTTTTGAATCAGAGCTTACATCGGATGCGCTGAGATTAATAGATCCTACTATTGATTTCGCCAATTCATATCCAGGCAAAAACCAAACACGGATGAGTACTAATTTTGAGAAAATGGCTATGCGGATACTTACTCATGCTGAGTTTAATAAACCAGACGCAAATGGCGTATTTGATAATAGTCCAACGAAGTCTCCTTATGAAAAAGTACAGGCAATATTTAATGGAGAACAGCGTAAGCATGTACTAATGCCTGATCAAATAGTACAGATGAGATCTACTGCTGTGGCCCAGGCTTCAATTGGAACTGCAGCAAGGCTGTTTGCCGATCCTCATTCCTATACATTTACTGGAAAAGCGAGAGCGCAACATGCCAGGAAGATTATTGATACCATTGAAGGCTTTGCTAAAAAGGCTATAACTGGTAACGCAAAAGATAAGTGGACATGGGACGCAGTGCAGAAGGCTTCCGATGAAGCTGTCAGGACATTCTATGAAAAGTGGGATAAAGACGGTGACGGTATTTATCATGCTACATATGCGCTACTGTCAACTGGTCCTCTCGGCAAAGATAGGGGAACAATTGCAGTAGGCGGCAAGGCTCTTCCGATACATAGAAATATGCAAAATCAATTACTGAGATCTGTAATGGGCTATCTCGCCAAGAATCATCAGGACGCGATACTTACTTATGAGCTATTGAATAGCGCTTATTCCAAAGGCGATGGCGCTGCACTCTCTGCTCTTGAGCAGATTATTTCAGACGGTGCGTCAAGTCATTACCTTGGCGCAAGCAGTACCGGCGAATTTACTGCTACTTATAATTTACCGATAGCCGGTAAGGACATAGACAGATTTAAAGGTAAAGGTTCTCTGGTCGAAGGTGAATCAATTAATAGTGAAATAGATGGAATTACTGTGGGCGGACGAATCCCTAAGTGGGTTGGCGCTGCAACTGGAATACTCAGAATGTATTCTCGCAATGCTCTTGTAATGAATCCACAAGACTTTACCCAAAGAATAAACGGGTTAAGAACTGCTGAATTTAAGCAAACAATTGGCGATGCTCTCGGTGGAGCAGATAATTCTTTATTCAAAGAGACGAGCACAAGGCTGGACTCCCAGGGATTAGATCGCTCTCCGTATACGTCCGAAGTGTATTATTCTGAAATGAAAAAAGCTCGTAGAGCAAAAGAAGATATATTTAATGAGAAAGTAACTAAGTCTGTTAATAACGAAATAGGCAAGCCGCAAGTTCAGGCTTCTTTAAGAAGCAAGATGCAGGGTAGGTTTAATAATAAATCATGGGAAGCTCTTGTTGCTGAAAAGAAAAGCAGTCTTAGGGAGAAATTTGAAAGAGAATTTGATGATATGCGTCCGCTTTCAGAAGATATGGCAACTGCGGCAGACAGGGCCACGGTAGCTCACACAAGGCGTATGCTGAGACATTTACGTGCTGGGGACAACCCAAGCGCCCTTGGTGCCGGCTTTGGCTACAGCGAAGGCAGGAAGGCCTCCTATGGAAGCCTGACTAAGCAGCAGGAACAGCTGCGTGATCAAATTCGAGTAAGTACCGGAGAAGATGCGGACCCCAAAGAAACAATACATATAAATAAAGGTTTAGCTAAAATTGATAATATAGTACGGTATGATCCATGGATTCAGAGCATATTAAGTATGTCTCAAGGTGGATCTAAACCTGAAGTTGCCTTTAGGGGATGGGTGCAGCAGCAGTATAATATAAATATAAATCGAGAACCATTAAAAGAGCAGGATGTTTTCCAGATTCTTAAACATCTTGAACACATGAAGTATGGGGAGAAGCATTATAATAAAACTATTCTTGCTGCCGGAGGCGAGACAACGGGAGTTGTTGATAAAGCAGCAGCCTGGCTATACAGCAATGCTCTTCCTCGACAAAAGGCTGAAAATAGTCCACACTTTGAACATCTATTTGAAACTTCAAATATAGTTCGTAGTCAAATGAAGCGGCATAGAAGTCAATCACTTTCACTTCTTGTTAATTTAGAAAAATCGATAAAAGATAATTTCCCTGCTGGGCATAATGATTTAAAATCTATTATGTCTCGCATATCTGAAATCCAAAACAGACTGTCTCTTGCCAAGCACGCCGGAGCATCTACTGAAGACCTTACTTCAATAGAAAGGCTGTACGCTTCATTAAGAGAAGGCTCAGATCCTATTGCCGGGCAAACCGGGGCTACATTAATGGCCATGGCTGATATGTTTGATGGCGTAGCAAGATATGGGCAAACAGATGGAGGGGCTGGGTTCTCTCCAATTTATCAGATCGAAATCGGTGCTGATAGAAATGGCAGAGAAATAACTATACCGAAGCGCGGGAAAAACGGCCAAAGGCTTGTTGATAGAACAAAAACTGTTGATAAGATTATTGGCATGTTGCAGTCTCGCGACCTGGCTACCGGAAAGGGTACTGCTGAAAGAGCTATAGCGAATAATATGATTGATTATTTTGATTACCAGGCAGAGATTACGGCAGAAGGTTTGCAGGAAGCAAGGCAGGTAATTCGTAGGCTGGCAGAAAAGCAATCTGGAATTAAAGATGTTGCAGAAAAAACAAAACTGTTTAAGAGAATAGATGATATGATTGATGAAATCCAATCTGGTAACATTTACTTCCCAGCAAACAGGATAGGCCTTCAGTTTGCTCTCTCAACAGCAATAGCTGAACAGGGAGAACAAATTGGCACGAACATGAACTTCTTTGATATAGATCCTGCCGGCCAAGCCTCCTTTAATACAGATAGGTTTATGTCAAATCTTGAAGCAAAACTAAAAGATAAAGCAAAGCATAGTGTCAGACTTAAAGATTTCAATATGGTGGGCGTAATGGCTGGACACGCTGCAGAGGGCATTGATTTCTTGCAAACACAAAAGATGTGGAATGCAATGCTCGACGTTAATAACGGATTAGAAAAATTGATTATTCTTTCTGGATCTAAAGAAGATCGATTAAAAAATATCGAGTATGCAAATTCGGTAAGATTAATGCTTGAACAACATGCAAGCAAAATGCAAGCGTCTCCTCATCAAAGCTCTATTTCCAGACTTGGAAGAATGGTATTGGCAGGCATAACAGCTAGTGTTCTGTCTGTATTTTCTCCTATTACTTCAATAGTTAACCATGTTGGTGGCCATACAATGCTGGCGGCAAAAACCGGAGTAAGAGACGCGAGAACGCCAAGAGAAGCTCGCTGGTCGCCAGATGAATTCAATGCCGTAGCAGGTAAAGAGTTTGTCGACTTTGAAAACAGGGATCAATACGATCCATATTCATCTGACTGGAACGAATGGGCTCAATACTTACAGCCAAAAGTAAGAGAACAATTAGGACTTGCTGCAAAAGACAGACTTGAAACAGCAGAAAAGGTTGTCGGCTTTACCGCTAATAAGCTTTTATATTTAATGGGTAAAGTAGAAACTCCATTAAGGCAAAAAGCCTGGAGAGCAGGAGCTGCTAGAGTATGGGATCAAATCTCTTCTCAGAAGCAAGAATTTACAAATCTATCAGTAGATACTTATCGAAGATTTGGAATAGATCCTGAAAGTGTAGTTGGTAAAAAGGCTACTGAAAAAAGTATTGATATTGCATTTAGGAGATACCGCGAAAGAGCATCTTCTGCTGCTGGTCATAAATTAATTGTAGAAACTCAATTCTTGTATGATAAATTAAATAGATCTGATTTGGATCTCAATACCGCTACTGCTTTCTTAACTAAATTGGTACACTATACCAGAAATATTCAGGCCATTGGCCAGTATATGGTTCATGATAAGTTTGCAGAGATACAGGCTGGCGATCATATGGGATTGAGTCCTAATAAACAAATATCAAATGCCTGGTCGCCCACCACGTGGCAATCACAGCAAGAGTATAAATTTAACCCAGATACTGCATTTAGTACAATCTTTGGACTTGGCATTCTATTGCAAGCACTCGGTGGTGATGACGATGCTCCTGTTCCTCTTCAATTTGCAGAGCGTGTCAACCCTATAGGCATACCAGCAATTGATATGACAAGGGATCTTGTTCGATATGCAGGCACTCATGGCAATAAGTTGAACGGCTTAGTCAATTCTGGCTATCTCGACGAGCAAGATGTTATAAATTATCGTAATCGAATTGGCTGGGGGAGCGGGTTGCCTCAATACTTTATGGGACCAACCGGAAAAGAATTACCACAGGCTATTGGATTTGCATTGGTCAAAGCCGGACTTGATGACGGCACTCTTGGAGAGGACATGTCTGAGCTGGTTCGTGCAACAACGGGAATTAATGTAAATCGATCTTCAATGGAGTATAAATATGGCACAGATGCCACTACGAATATAATTAATTTACTCTTGTATCAAACAGCACCAGGCGCTCCTCGTATTTATAATAAAATAACAGGTACAGCAACTGCATTTAAAAGAATGCAGGATAATCCTGGACAACCAGATGCTCAAATGGAATTCTTGAAGACTGTGCAAAATAACTTATGGAGGCCAGGGCCTTATAGATATTTACCTATTAAAAAACAACCAAGATATAATTTAGATTAAAAATAAGGGGAGATTAATAGTCTCCCCTTATTCGCTACCAATTATCAGGCGGCTTACCATATTGTAATATTAGAAAAATCTCATCTGATTTTATTTTTACTTTATCAAATTCTATTTTTGATTTTTCCCACATATCCCATAATTTATCTGGTATTTCTCCATTTTTTATTACATCCTCATCTACATTAAGACACCATAGAATTTGTCTCTGCAGGCAATCGTTCAAATAATCACCCCCTCTGTGTGTCTACAGGAGGCCTCACACAACAATATCGCCCCACTTGGAGAGAAAGGCGAAGGATGTAATCGTTGCATGAGGCGAAGATTTGGAGCTTCATGAAAGATCGAGCGGCTTACTCTTGGGAATACATATATTTGCAGTATGCCTCTCTGGCTTCATAAACTCTTTTCGCGATACGTTTTTACGCAAAGGAGCAGGAATTAAGCTAATTAAATCTTCTATTTTATTTATAATGTTATCATAAAAATCTAAAACTACTTCTAAGTATTCAATATCACTCATTTCAGGATAAAAGTCTTCACCTTCTCTATCCATCATTCGTTCTTTTACTCTACCCATTATTCACACTCCCCATAAACTTTGTTAGCAATATGCCATACAAGCTCGTTACCTTCAGAATCGGCAGCTCCGTAACTGTCATACTTCATTTGTGACTTTCGTATTTGACTTTCAAAATTAGCTCTTATTGTAGGATTATCTTGTACTGCTTTTTTTACAGCAGTATTTAATTTTCTTGCAACACCAGCCCTTCCAGCCATACCGAATAACTGCCAATCATTAGCCGTGTAACTAATTTTAGTAACACGACTAACTACTACTAATTTTGTCATTAATTTGTCCTTCCCATATATCGTATGCAGGGGCCGCTTGCAGCATGCACACTTTGGATTGCCTACTCTGTATGCGGCTTCACACCAAGCCTCTCTCGCCCAAGACTTAATATCCTTAGACTCGACATCATCCTCTGGATTGCCGAGATTTGAATTTAATCCATGCTCCTTCCACCACTTTTCAAACATTACTCCTCCTTTTGTTCCACAAATGAGCCAACATATGCGCAGGCGATAGCGTCTGCCTTTGCTTCACGTTCTGCTTTATTGCCAGTAAGTCTACATAGAAAACGACTTTCTGTTTCTTCTATCATATTTTCTTTATCCGAAGTACCATCAGCTGTATATTCTGATTTTATAAAAGTGGCATCTAACCTAATTAATGTATTGTATGTATATCTTAATCCATATAAAATTGTACCTATTAATTCGGCCTGCATTAAAGATGTTTTTTTGTTCCTTCCGACAAAACAATTTTCTATTGCCAATAATTCAATAGGATAATCAGAAATGAATTTCTTTATTTCCAGTACAATAATTCTAATTCTTTCTTCAAGAGTAAATTCTGTAGTAGTAGGACAATATGCAGATTTTACAATCGCTGCGTTATTTTTATTATCAATAAATAATATTGCCATACCGGTAGCCCTGATACTTGGATCTATTCCTAAAATATATTTCATTCTACTACTTTCTCAATTATGGTTTCTTCAACTATTGGGTCTGTTAAATTTTGTAGTGGCTTATTGTCTTTAAGTATTAATATGCCAGCCATTACTAATAACATGATAATTAATATTACATATTGTATGTAATAACAATGTTTGTTACTCATCCCGTCCTCCTAAAATTTTATCTATTAAAACAGAAAATCCAGAGTACATTCTTTTCAGATGTTCAAGGCATTCTGCTTTTGCCTCAATTTCTGTCTTATTCGGCTTGTCCACAGAGTGCCCTCTATTTCCATGCCAGAACATTGCTTCCCATAATCCCGAAACATCTTTTCGGACAGAGTAATACGCCATCCCTGCATTTGTAGAGTGTTCAAGCCACGGTATATCCATGCAATATTCACCCAAACAAGAAAGAGGATTGTTTCGGTCTGTTGTTTCTATCCATTTCATATTTTATTAACTCCTTAATTGATTCATCAATTCTGATACCCATTAGCATTCTGATTCAAATGTACAAGTTCTTTTTTTCTTTAAACAATTACGTATTTTTAATCCCAATTCTATATCTCCAAAAATTGAAGAATCTTCATGAGATTTCATTTCTTTTAATTTATGTAATTCTAATAATTCATCGATATTATCTGTAGATGATGATTCAAATGCTTTATTAAGCAACGCTATGCCTTCATCAGTTATTGTTGGTATTTTTAAAATAAATTCTTTGCATATGTCTAGATGATTTTCTACATAGATTAAATCATTCTGATCAAAAAAAGAATGAATTGTATCTGGCAAATCATGTCTGCCGCCAAATTGTGCTGCAGAATCAGAAGATTGCATTGCCGTCCAATATTGTCCTTCAATATCTCCAGTATAATTTCTTCCCATTTTTTTCTCCTTTTTGTGTTGTTGTGTTTTCAAATAATATTCACACCTACCATATGAATCAGGCTTAAAGTCACTCCAGGGCTGCCATAATTCATATGGTATAGCGCAAAAACGATAACAGCTATTTCTCAGATTGCAGATCTGATTCTTGCACATCGTTATGTCGGGCATCAGACTCTTCTTTCCTTGTGGCTATATATTTAGATAGATCATCTCTTTCATTTATTTCTGATTTTAATTTAGCACGTGTCTCTATAATTAAAAAATTCTTACTATTTAATTCCTCTTCTAATTTAGAAATTTCTTTTTCCCATACATTAAATTCATATAAATATTGCATAGCCTTAACAGCCTCTTCAATAGTATCAGCATAATAATGGCCATTAACAGATGTGTACAATGTATAGGTAGTAGATTTTAACCTATGAAAATCAATATTAAGCGAACAATATATATTTTTATTTGTTCTATGTTCTTCTACTAAGGCATAAAGTTCTATTATTGTATAGTCGTTCATTTTTTCCTTATGCAGCAACAGAGAGTACCTGAAGTGCTTTTTGTTTAAATTGAGCATTAGTACCAAACCAAGAGCTATTAAGCCTGGTATTGGCATTACGTCCATGATTATGATCAAGATGTTGAGTTATTGCATTATAAAAACCCCACTTAGTTTTACCTAAATCATCATAATTCCCATTATCATATAAAGTTATTATTTTTGCATGCATATTCTTTCGCATAGTTAATGCTCTTCCTGGCTCTATGTCACGAGTGGGCCATAGTCTTTCGAGAACATATCCCGGACTCCATAATTTAGATTTTGCCATAGATCTAAAGACATCAATAGTTTCATTAAAATTATGTATAGCAGGTCCTATTGCAGATTGTAATTGATCAATACGAAGTTGAGCTGTTTCAGTATGTCTAATATTTAATAATGTTCTCATATTTCTTGCGCCACTAATAGCTAATCCATTTGTATTTGCACATACTACGCGAATAGTAGTAGGAGTGACTCTGAGACTATGAGAACCGTCATGACTGCTATTCATTAGAATGAACTGTCCTATCATATCGCCATTATGAATGTCCTGCATTTCGCCAATTTGAGCCAACACCCATACGCCCTTCCCTTCATATAAAGATCCAGCCGTATGGTATCTCGCTAATCCACTTTCAACAAACGGATCAAAGAAAGTAAATAATTCTTCATTTTGAATAGGTTTATATTTATTTCCAACTATGCCTAAAATTTTACTATCCGACATTCTTCTAACACACGATTTGTCTTCTATTTTACGATAATTAATACCAAAACTTATTAATTCTTTTTGATAAATATTTTTAAGTTCAACTTCCCAATCAAGACCAGCTTTTTCTGCAAACACCTTCCAGTTATATTGTTCGTCATCATTAATACTTACGCCCATTTCGTGCCAAGGCGTATCTCCAAAATAAGCCATTTGTTCAATTCCTGCTGACATTATTAATCCTTTATTTTTGTGGGGTTATATGGTTGCCATAAATTCACGCCTAGCGTATTCAAAGCAGTTGAAATCGCAATTCATTTCGTCATCAGTTTCACTAATAGACTTAAACCATGTGTAACTGGCAGCCTTAACCATAGCGCCGCTGAAGCTGATAATTGAACCATTGCCATCTGTGTAGCTGGCCAAAATATCCGCAAAAACTTCCGTGTTGATTTTAGCTTGATGTTTCATTGTCTAATCCTTCAGAAATTTTGTTTCTTTAATTAATTTAACTGGTATTTCATTATCCCAATCATCAGGTAAATGTCGATTATCCACTAGTGTAAAATTATCACCTTCAATAGTGTCTTTTATATTTCTTGAATTAAGTATTACATCCCTGGGAGTTATTCCCATAGGACATGCCCAGAGTAGCGTAAGCCATATTAAAGATTCTAGTTCGCCAGTAGAATCATATTCATCTCCCCTTGTTGTTTTAGTTTCGCATTCGAAAAATTCCTCTCCTGTTTCTATGTCTTTACCAGAATATTCTTCTTTAATAAAAAAACTATCATCATCAAGTCTTTCTATTATCATTGTTAACTTATTTCGTTTCATTATTACTCCCTAGGGATGAGCGGTTTTTAAATGTTCTGTACCTAATATTGAATAGCCTTCTTGGAGGCCGTGAATATTACCATTGCCTGCAATATTATCTTGAAGAATATAAGTTATAACTACAAGAAGCGAAACTCCGGTATATTCACAGGTATCAAATTCATATTCACTTAATCTTAAAATATCGCCAATTTGAAATTCTCTATCATGTTTTCTTAATTCAAAATTCTTAAATCCTAATTCTTGTGCCTCTAAAGCTTCAGGATGAATTTTTAATTCATGTATTTTCATGTTCTGCCTTCCGTTGAAGAATAAATTTAGGCCCACCATAAAGCAGGCCTAAGAGATAAATTATTTTTGCTTGTTCTGGGTTGTTATCTAAACAATCGTGGCTTACAAGCGATACCAGGCTCGCCCTCGTATTCATATACATCACTGGCAATAGACCATTCACCAACATTGCCATTAGCATCTACACCCTGAACTCTTAATTGATGAACGCCTATAGGAATAGTTAATGCATAAAAACCATCGTCTATGCTTTCCTCGACATAGGAGGTTCCAATGTCTATCCATCCTGCCCCATCAATTTCTATTTGTACATTGTAATAAACTACTGGTGTACCATCTTCTGGCGCACACCAATAATAAATTTCTTCCCTAGCGTTTGCTGGGCCAATTGTCATCATTACTAAAATGATGGCCATAATTAATTTTTTCATTCTTTGTCTCCTTTAATGATTGAAGATTCTACAAATCTACGAAAAACTATAATTTCGTAATTAGTTCCTTCAAGTTCATGTATTTCTTCCTTTAAATTTTCAATAAATGTATCTTCTGTTATAATTTCATTTTCTTCTATAATTTCATAATCTGCTTCATCAAGTAGTTTTCTTAAATTTGCTAAACGATTTATAAAAATACGATGCAAATATTCTATATCCGGGTCTTCAAGAGTGTCTTTTTTAAATCTTGAAATATATTCATAAGATTCATTATCAAAATTTATACAACCAGTATAGTCTGGTCCATAGATACATACCTTACAAGATCCAACATAACCATAGTTAGAAGGCTCAGGTAAGGAACTACATAATGAACAGTTGAAGCGACCACCAAAGCCTTGAATTGTATTTCTAATTACTTCAATATGTTTACCTTTTTTAATTGCATCAATAACTGCCTCATATCCATTCATAGTATTTATAATTGCATCTAAATGTTTTTCTGGGAAAATTCGGGTAAGCATTTTTTTTCCTTATTGTTTAAGTTCTTCTGGTGTGGGTTCTCCACACTTAATTTTCTCACACGCTTCATTAACTATTTGTCGAATTCTTTCTCGGCCTAAATTAAATATTTTACCTACTTCAATTAAGTCCATTGGTTCACCTGAATCAATTCCAAAACGTAATCTTATAATTGATTGATTTCTTTCAGAAATATTATTCTTTTCAAAAAGTTTTTGTATATATTTATATCTTGATAAATCTTCCCATATATTATGTTCTGCTTGTTGATTATCAGTAGGCAAATTATCATCCCAATCCATTCTAAATGCATCTTTTTTACCATCACCATCATCGTGTAAACTAATATCTGAATATTTTTTATTAAGATTTGCAAGATGTAATGCTTTAGGTGGTTGTTTTAAAAACTTAGCTGCTTTTTCAAAAGAACAATTATGCTTATCAGCATATACTCTAATTTTTCTTGCTCGCTGTAATGTGTCCATTGAAACAGTACAGGACCAATCATTAGATGCAACCCATTTTGTTATTTCTGTTCTAATATAAAAATCAGCCCAGGTAATAAATTTAACTTCTTTATTTGGATCAAATGTTTTAGTTGCTTTCCACATGCCCATAAATGCTTGCTGACAAACATCTGCCGGATAAGGGCAAAGCTGTCCACCAACCATTTCAAGCGCTCTTTTACATGCATATCTTAAATTATGATATACAAGTAATTCATATTGTTTATTTTTTACAAATTCTTTTTCTTGCTTATGATCTACTGGTTCATATTTATTAATAATACGAATTAATTCAGGACTTAAATAATCTTTTTGTCTATACAAATTCATTTAATCTTCCTTTCCATAGTTAATTCCATCTAAACGAATGCTATTGCTTTCTTCGTATCGCATATATTGACCAGTGAAACATAATTTAACTCGTCCAGGAGTTCCATATCTGGTTTTTGATGCGATTAAATCAACATCTTCTATTGAGAGACTGTTATCTACTTTATGTCCATAAAATAAGAATAAAACATCCGCAGCGAGCTGTTCAATGCTACCACTTTCCGCCAAATCAGATAATCTCGGAATGGGATCATCTCGGTTTTCGATATTTCTATTTAATTGAGAGATTGTAATAAATGCACAATTGTATTCTTTGGCAATATTCTTATATGTTTTCATAATTTCTAATATTGCTAATCGAACTTGTACTTTACTATTCATTTCTGTTAATTGAATAAAATCATCGATTACTATATCTGGTCTTTCTTTTGCTATAATAGATTCCATTTCACGAACTGAATATATATTATCATATATCCGTAATTGGTTTTTATATGTTTTTGTAAACATTTTTCCAGCATCACATAATTGTTGTTTTTCAACATCACTCATTAATCCACTTTTGACCTGGTTGCTATCAATATAGCAAATATTACTAAGAAATTTATGATAAACACGCTCTATTGGCATTTCTTTACTAAAGAAGCAAATTTTATATCCGGCTTCTAGCCAATTAAGAACTAATTGACATACAAAGCTAGTTTTGCCATGAGAGGGCCTGGCTGCTATAACAGTAACTTCTTTCCGATTTAGGCCAGCAACATGTCTATCTAGACTTTTTAAACCATATGGAATAATATTGGTAGCTCCCTGTAGAGCAGTATTTAATGCCAATTCCATCTGTCTTCCAACAAATACTTCAGGTGTGGGTTGTAATGCCTTAAGATCTCTTAATTTATTCAATGCTTCATCCAATGCTTCTGGATCATTTAATTGATGTAGTAATGATTTTAATTCAGCAGTTGCTTGATTTTTAATATAATCAGAAATAAGTATTCCATGAATTTCCATAACCTGAGCTTTTGTAATATTTAATTCAATAGCATTTTCAATATACATATTAGCAAAATCTTCATCAAGTTCTTCTGCTAATGCTTTTTTATATGTATCAATACCAATATTATCTTTATCTTTTACAGAAATAAGAGCTTTTAATATTTTTTTATCATCATTCCGTAGTGAATTTAATGGAAGAATAAAATTATTAGAAGGAAATCCTCCACATTTTATAATACCCATTAAATATCTGTTTGTTAAGTTTTCCAAGAAAGACCTCCTGAATTATGTTTCTTCTTTATCTACATATGGTGGCAGGCTTTGTAATTTTATTTTCTTTGCTTTAGAAAGTCGTTTGACTATAGCAAAAAAATAATTTACATTCATTTGACTCTCTGAATATATGCTATTACTCCATGATCGTAAAGCTTGCTCAATAATGTTAATTGGATAATTTGATAATCTACTACATAACCAATCTTGATCATGTTGAGTGGCTTTCACTCGAATTAAAAATTCACTTACTTTTTTACGAATCTTTTCATCTAAAGAAAATAATGTATATTCACTTGTTCTTTTTTGACAATTGGAGCAGATTTCTCCGCAATCTTTACAATATCCCATAAAATTCCTTTCTGAAATAGGGAGAACAGTAGACGGCGAAGTCATGTTCTCCCTATCGTGACCGATAATTATTTATCGATCTGACCAACAACCACAAACCCCACGTTTAGTAGTCGTTGCCAAAAAATCTCTTCTCTATTTTTTTTAGAATCCGAGATTATCATCCTCTTCATCATCAAGAGCACCATTAAGAACATCATCAGCTTGTTCAGCTTTTACACGGGCCTCCCATTCTGCATAAGCTTCTTTTAATGAAAGCCTTTGATCCTTGGTAGGTTTATTAAAATCTTTAAAACCATTATATTTCTTACCTGCATTATCGCCCCAACCATCTTCAGTAGAGACAATACCATTAACTACTTTGCCAATCCAATCTGCGGCAAGCAATGGTACATCGTCTACTGTATCAGCAATTTCATTAGGTTCAAGTCCTAACGCTTTACGTAATTGAGTATAATGCCTCACAAAGCCAAATTTCTCTGGTCCGTCAGCCAATCTTTCAACTTGACAAATAACACGATGAGTAACCCATTTACCCTTATATTTACCATCTAAGATTACGCCCGTGATCTTAAAGAAATCATACATTCTGCCAGGATGTTTAGATTGAGCGCTGCCAGCCTTTGTGCCGGCCTCAATCTTAGATAGTACAATAGGTACTTCAACTCCAGCAGGAATCAATACGCGCGTTTCTTCTGTGTTGTCAAACTTCGTCATTTTTAACCTCTTTTGTAACTTTTAAAGCCAATTTTTTTGCAGTTGCAACCGTTTTATCAAACGGCCAACCTAACTTTTCTAATCTGCTAATAATTTCTTTACCCTTTTCTTTTCCTAATACTTCAATTGCTAATTTTTTACATTCTTCTCTATATTTAACTGGAGCAGTAATTTCAGAAACATATTTATTATCATCAAACAATCCTTCAAATACATCAGAATTAAATCCTAATCTACTTAAACATTTAGTAATAATATCAGTTTCTAATTTCTTTTCCCAGTCTCCGCTAGTATCCATTAGAATACTGGTATTGGCCGGCATTTCACCGCCAGGGTAAAAGAATGTAGCTCTTAATTGATATACAGGTTTAGTTGTTATTTCTTTATCATAATAATCATACATATTAAAATGATTATAAGAAAAATCAGTATGTTTTAATCCCCAAGTAGCTCCATATGCACCAAATAATTCAGTAGCTTTTTTTACTTGTGTTTGCGCACAAATAGATAAAAATCCACCTCGTTGTTTTACATATTGCAGTTGCTCTGGATCACTATTACATACTTTATTCCAAATATTCATACGATCTTCAATAAGTTTTTGATTATCCATAAAACCTTGAATATCATCATCATTTGGAAAATCATTTGGTGGCATTTAATTTCTCCTCTTTAGGTGCTTCTATTTCTTTCGCGAAAGCTTTTTTACATTCGGTAATATTTTTATAATGAGGACAATAAGTACATTCCCATTTTTCACATGGAGCTACAGGCGGGAATACAGAGTCCTTAACAAAATCTCTATAATAAAACTTTATTTTTTCCCAATAATTATATGCTAAATCAATATCAGCAGGAGTTATTACGTCTTTCCATTCTAAATCGTCGTCTGATTTATTTACATAGCAAACAAGTCCATTAATTGCAGGACAGTCTCCAAATATTTCTTCGTCCCAAACATCGCGTACAGCATTCATATAGGTTGCTACCTGTAATTTATTCTGTAAACTTGCTTCAGGTGATTTCTTTTTAAAATGAAAACTACGTTCATTTGCAGTTTTCCAATCTATTACATAAAGTTCATTATTAATAAATAAAATTTCATCCGGAGTGCCGCCAATTCTTAATGGAGTACCACCAGTTCTTGGGTCACCCGTCCAGTGTTCGGGAAAACAATCCATATGAAAAGGATTAATTGAAATTATCTTTCCATTCATTTTCTCACAGCCTGCTACAAGTGCATCATGATACAATTTATGCATCATAGCGCCCTTGCCAAATATCTTTTTAAGCTTTATGTCGGGCTCTATTGGATCTCCTACGAATGTTTTAATTACTTGTCTAAAACATTTGCCAGAAGAACTTGCCCCCAGACGACTATGGTCATAATCTGGAGGTTCATAAACATCAACTAATCCTCTATTAACTATTTTTGTTAAAAGTACATGAAGATCACTATGTGTTTCTTCTATTTTCATTATTCCTCTTTTTGTTCAATGTGATTAACTGGCTCATTATAATCATCATCTTTATCATCATCTAGGCCAGCCATATTGCCGAATACTTAATTCTTCTTCTTTAGAAACTATAAGATGATCCAATAATTCAATACCCAATATTTCGCCACATTCTGCAAGTCGAGATGTTGAATTAAGATCCTCGCGAGATGGCTGAACACAACCAGAGCAATGATTATGTGCTACAATAATAGCAGCAATTCCATCTTCATATGCTATAGCTGGTCGAAATACCTCGCGGGGGTGTACAATAGCTGCATTTAAACAGCCAATACTAACAATGTGTCGAAACCGTATTTGATGTTTTGTATCAACTCCTAATAGAATGAAATACTCTTTATTTTTATATCTAAAATCCTTTAAGTATTTATAAGCATCTTCTGGGTCATGAATAGTTTCAGGTTTATTGAAAATTATCATTTCTTTCATTTTAATTCCTTGCGAAAGTATTGTATTTAAAAAGCTTTAGCTTTAACATTGTAAAAATTTGCAATATCTTCAAAGCAGGGGACAACATCCATGCTATCCCCTACCAAATATCTTCAAAGTTGGGTGAAATCCCACTTAACGAGCTAAGGACCGTAGCCAGAAGCTCTTGATATGCTCCATTTCTCTATATGCCTATAAAGAAACTTAGTGATAAACCTTGTTAAGATTTATAGTTTTAACTGGTGTTCTTTCCAGGAGATATTCCTATTTAACAACTTTTCTAAACCTCATAGCGTAATGTTCTTTTTGTCCAAAGTGGTACCAGGGTTTGAACAAAATCTTATTCAAGCTTGGTCATCACCTCAAGTTCATAGTCGGTATATAATTGACTCAATAGATCCATTAAAACAGATCTAGTATTATCATATTTATTCAAAAGTCGCACCATACTACCCTGATTGGCAAGCATAGCTTCGTGACAAAGCTCATATTCGGCCAAAAGCTCCTCAATGCGATGTTGTTGAATGCTTAATTGTTTAGCCATAGTCTCAATGCGAGAAGCAAGGTGTTTAACCTGGCCGGCATTAGAAACCGACCGTGTTTGATTATCTTCTACTGCTTTGTAAATAATCTCAATAGGTTTCTCATTTGCAGCATTACTACAACTCGAAGAACTAATTAAGAATGCAACTGTAAAAACAGTCAAATATACAAAAATAAGAGTTATCCGTTTCATCATCAAACCTTTCTAAAAAATATATATCAGGACTTACAACACAAGGAAAATGTTAGCCTGATAAATTATATAACCCCTCCATCGGGATCAATATCAAATTCTTCTTCCACAGAACCAGCGCGCGTCTGTCGCACAATAAACAAATATCGTGAATTACCGCGACCAACTGCAGCCATATGACTTGTCAAATCTTCAATGCAAGTTACACCGGCAGTATTCAAAACTCCAGTGTTAAATGCAAGAATGTTTTCAATATCAATTAGTTTATCCTGTAGATCAACCACTACATGAGATGTATTACTATAATTTTGAGCAACACAAGCTTCCAACTTTAATATCTTATGTTTAAGAATATTAATCTTTAAGAAGGATATAATTACCAATAACGCTATCAGCGCCACCGACAATACAATCCAGGCCAATTTCATCACAACCATCGTTGTACTACTGTCCATGACTCTTACCTTCCTTGTTATAGGCTTTTATAGCCAAATGAATGTAATTACCCTAGTTAATATAACATCGCTTAGAATGTAAATATGACCCCTTTACGTGGATAGTGTGTTTTTAGTATGTTATTACAAAATAAATACTAAATAGAGAGAAGAGGAGATATTACTCTCCCCTTCAATATTATGACTCCAAGTTAGCTACAAGTTCAGTAGCTTGCTCACTAGTGATCTCACCATCAGCTTGGTCTACATAGACTGCAGCCTTCTGACAGGTCTTCCAGTCCCTGTCATAGTGCTTAGACTGTTTCATAAGTGAACCTAGTCTAGCCTTGAGTACTAGCCTACTAGCAGAGATTCTTTTTCTCTGTTCTACTGCAGGAGTAGCAGCAGCTACGCCATCAGCAACCAATTTGATAACTTCATTACGTTCCATCATAACCCTCCAAGTTGAAAATAAAAATTAAATATCACAAAACAATACAACCATATCACTACTGATAACGACTAATAGATTAGTCTAAGATAATGAAAGACTTATACACCAACTGCTACTATTTTTTTACAGTCACCATAAAATTAACAGGATGTACATATTGAGGTAATGTGTCGATAATTTCACTTTGAATCGACATGTTGTGGGATATTTTAATTGGTGTTTTGCCTGCTCGCAGGCTCGCAGGGGTATAATTTAGCTTTCCTGGAGGGTAAAGTGTGTATATCGGGTATAATTTTGGTATTGTGTATAGTTGTATGTCGTAAGTAGTTACGAGTTATTGATATTTTTTTTTAAAAAAAATACTTGGAGTTATTATTTTTAGTTGGTACATAATAAGTAATACCTTGCGAGTCTGCGAGCAAGTAGAGTATATAGTTTATAGAGTATAGCTTATATAGTATAGAGTATAGCTTATATAGTATATAGTATAGTTTATATAGTATAGTAGTTATACTATTCAGGAGAAGCCTTTATGGTAATTATTGTATTCATTGAAAGAGGTAAGCTGTGAGTGATGTTTTAGATAGGATCATTAGGACGGGGTTGGCGGAGTACAAGCTCAGCGATTCGAAGTCTCGGAAGAAAAAGCATTCAAGGGTGGCCAGGAAGGGCCGGGTTGCTGCTGCTGGTACGCCGATTAAGCCTGGCGGCGGCAAGTGGAAAGAGAAACAGCCAAAACCTGGTAAGTAGCCATGGCTAGCGAAACAACTATAGAAGAAGCTGCTGCTGGTACGCCGATAGGTGATACTGAATATCTCTTTGACGAGATGGAGGCAGAGCATGGAATTACGCGAAGTCCTCTGTATAAAATTTTTGCGTCTAATGTATTTAGTAACGAGGGGCATAAGCTGTTGCGCAGCGGTGATGTAAGGCCGGGCACTGTGGCAACTGACTACCTGGTGACCCAGAACGGCATAAACGGGCAAGAGGTTGTTGGCATCGATCCAAAAATAAATCGAAGTTTCTACGAAAATCTCGGAATAAACCCATCTGACAAAGACTCCCTGGTGCCGTTTTCGTCTGCAGAGAATTTAATTTACGGCAAGTATTGGGATGGCGGGAGCGATGACAGGCTTTCGCTTAAACAGATGGATGATGACGGCGGCATAATCCCCCAAATTATTCTCGCCCTTGCCGATATGCGGTATTTTAGAGGCGCTCGCGGGGACGGACTGCTTCTGAAGACTATGCATGACTACGACCATGTTGTAAAAAAACAAAAAAACTTTCCATATATGAGTGATAAAGAATTGAACGAGTCTCTCGGAAGAGACTTTCCAGTGGGATCGATTGGGCCGAAGGCGGCCCTCAGTCTTTCTAATAGGAGTAAAAAGGAGCAGCTGGAGATATTTGAGCTTTATCGCGGCAGACAGGCAGAGTATGGAAGGCACTTGGATAAAGCCAGCGAGCACGGCGATCACGGATTTGAGAATAGATACCTGAAGGACCTGTACACTCTATTGCAGATGGAAAATCTTGACATCAGGCGCGAGATGTACAGGAACGTGCAGTTTCTGAAGTCCGCGGTGCCAGTAGAGCAGGATGGAGTACCCTGGAGCAAGGGGCCGCAATGAGAGTAGCTTCCTGGCTTGACCGTAACGGCAATCCGGTACAGCATAGTATCTACACTCAAAAAGAGGCCGCGGATCTAAAAATAACCTTTTTCCCCAACTGGAGGGACAGTTCTGGGAAAGGGTGCTGGATTTTAACTGATGATGGCTTTATAGTGCAAGTGTTAGCGCAGGGGGAGTTTAAAACCAAACAAAGGTGGTTAAGGACATGCACGGGATGTTTTCAAATAAAGGACAGTCAGACATGCGATACTGCGGAAAGAGAGAACCGATATACCCTCAACGGGAAGAAGCCCTCGGTACATCAGACCATAACCGTAAGGACCAAGGAATTTGCACGCTTGTATGCAATGGGGATGAATCCAATAAAGGCCTATACGCAGGCATTCCCAACAGTAAATCCGAGATGGGCGAAGCAAAACGTGAATGTTCTTTTGAAAAAGAAGGAAGTGCAGGCCCTGGTGCGTAAAGAACTAAAAGGAGCATTAGAGAAGCTGGGTATTTCGGATGAGTATATTCTTAAAGGATTTAAGGGTATCGCCGATGATACAACAGCAATAGATACTTCAAAACTATCTGCGTTGAATAGTTTGGCGAAAATCGCCGGGATGATGGACCAAAAGAAAGAGTCCAGTACATCACAAGTATTTTTGGGAATAGATCCAGTAGAGTTGCAAAATCTGCGCGCGGGGAGCAGTACGGAGATAAAGCCCGTGTCGTCAGTAGAAATTCCAGAGGAGATCGAACCGGAGGATATGGAGGGAGACTTTAATGAGTAAAAAACTTCCAAGGTGGGTTGAGGAAGTTTATCCTGAATATGTCGTTGCCCGAATTGACGGAGAGAGCAGCCAGGATGCAGCAGAGGGGATACTTGGAAACAATCGAAATATCGAAGTGGGCATTGAGACTTTCTTGCGGTATATGCGATGGTATAAAGCAGATAGCTTTAAGCTGCAGGCGGGTGAACTGCCTGATGGCCTCCGCGCTATTAGCGTTCCTCCTCCAATCAGGACGGATCACCTTCCTGCTTTGATAGTACCCTACGAAGACGTTATGGTGTTTGGCGATTTCCATATACCATTACATGATCATGAAATGATAAATTACGCGTTTAGCATAGTCAGGGATCGCGAAATCAAGACAGCGATTATATCTGGTGATTTTTTAAATATGGAATGGGCCAGTAAGTTTGTGAGTTGGGGGCAAGCGGGGCCAATAGAATCAAAAATAGAGTTTGAAATAGCCCGCAAGATCCTAAACACGCTGCTGGGGATTGTTAATAAAATTTATATCATTCCAGGAAATCACGATGGCGGTAGGTTTAAAAACATGTCAAAGGGGGCGCTGGGTTTTGAGATGTTGTTGCGAGCAATGGTTGGGCCGGAGGTGCTTGAGTCTCGGCGGATTCAGTTTACAGAGAGAAGGTGGATGGTAATGGAGGGATCCCCGCATGGAGACTGGCGAATTACTCACCCCTCACAAGGAAGAGCGAACCCGCTTTCACTTGCGCAGGCGTTGGCAGCAAAGTACAAAATGAATTTGCTCACAGCTCATCAACATTACCTGGGAATGACCTATGACAAAACGGGGGAGTATATCTGTGTTGATGGTGGACACATGCAAAACGAACAGCTCGCGGACTATATGGTGGAAGTTGACTCGACCCATAGCCGTTGGATTCCAGGCTTTGTCGAGTTGCGTGGCGGCTGGCCGCACCTATATCCAAGGCCGACAGGATAGGTGGGCTGCGGCGAGAGTAATGTCTCGCTTTTCTGCAGCTAATTGTTGCGCGATAACGCAGCAGGTAATGAGCAGGGACGGCATGAAGTCGCCTGTGGCAATTGTGTATCGACCAGAATGGGTACAGGTAATGCCCGAAGACGTTATGGCGTATCACGATGCCACTGACGACATTTTTGATTACCTACATATGGAGGAAACGCAAAATGAAAGTGAACATTGAAGGACAAGAAATCCAGGATTTTTTAGTAAAGTACCTGGAGCTGGAAGTTTTGAAGGAAGAAATCAAAGACCTGAAGGGTATTGACTGGAATCCTTTTGACGATGACAGGGACCAGTATGATGGTGTATGGGAAGAAATGGGTCACAACTTTGAGCTGATTTGGTCGGCCACATTGGCGATCACAAAAACAGTAGAGTTGATTGTTGTTGGCGGAGTATCATTAACAAATAGGCAAAAACATAAAGCGGTAGTGCAGGCGCTGGACGATGCAATTCGTCTTCCATTTTACGCAGAGCCATTTGACGGGCCACTAATTGACCTGGTTGTCAAAATTGCCGTGCGGTACTGGAACTCAGTAAACTGGAACGTACCTGTGCCCCCAATAGAATTAAGACCAAAAGGGGCATTGAATGATGGAAGTACTAGCGATGTTAATGCCAGTAACGATAGCGCTATTGGTGTACATCCATAAAATGGATAAGACGCTGATGAAGTTGTCGGGCATACAGGATGCCATGGATACCAGGATTGCCAGGGTCGAGCATCATTTTGAGCTTGCGGCGGGACCGGCTGGGTGTATGGTAAGAATTGCAAAACTTGAACAGGGGGCAGGTGCAGCGCAGTGAATTTAGACGCGCAGGATAAACAAGAAGTATTATCGATGGCGGCGAGTAGTGTCGAGTATTTCGGTAAATTATTCATGCCAAAGATATTCTTTGCCAATACGCCAGATTTTCACAGAGAGATCTACGGTGATCTTGAAAACGAGAATCTGGCGCGAGTTGGGTTTATCGCTCCGCGCGGCCACAGTAAGAGCACATTGACCTCTGTGTTATTTCCGCTATGGAAAACATTGTTTAATCCTGCTGGGAGGGATTTACTTATTATTATTATTTCAGAGGCTCAAAGTCAAAGCATTAGCTTCTTGAATATAATTAAACACAACCTGGCCAGCAACCCGCGGGTGTTACATTACTTTGGAAATTTGACCGGCGGCAAGTGGTCGGAGGATGAGTTGGTTACGTCAAACGGCGTAAGGATAATAGCTAAGGGAACTGGACAGAAAGTAAGGGGCGCTATTTCTGGAAGGGATTCAATAACGAGGCCGAACATTATCATCCTTGATGATTTTGAGAGCGAAACAAATTCACTAACTCCGGAAGCAATAGATAAAAACAAGAGATGGATTACAAGAGCAGTAGAACCATCCATTGCAGATGATGGTCGCATTATAGCGATAGGAACTATTATAAATGAAAGAGCTTATCTTTCAACGATCCGCAAAGATGAAGCGTGGAGCGTTAGATTCTATCAGGCAATAATGAATGGAAGGCCTCTCTGGCCGGAGCGCTTCTCCATGGATAGATTGAATAAAATTAAAGCCTCGTGTGAGGCAAGAGGTGAAGGCGCTTCGTTCTGGCAGGAGTACATGAATACTCCTATCGATATGGATACGCAGTGTTTCAGGGAAGACTATTTTCAGGAATTCGATTATGAGTTTCGACTTGTTGACGGGATACAGCCAACGCTGTTTAACGGCGAGGAAGAGATTCCTATACATGTTACAGTTGGAACGGATCTCGCTATCAGCACATCTCATATTGCCGACTTCACTGTTATTCTTGCTCTTGGGCAGGCAGAAGATGGAAGAAAGTTTATTCTTGGGTACGAACGATTTAAAGAACAAGACACAGTGAACATCATTGATAAGATGTTCGATGTTTGTTTTCGTTACGGAGCTTCGCAAATCAATATTGAGACAGTGCAGTTCCAGCAGGTCATTGCGAATAATTTCAGAAAAGAGATGATCGCAAAGGGTAGATATATAGGAATTGTTGAGACGAAGCCTAGGACCAGTAAGGACGCTCGCATTAAGGCGATGCAGCCAATGTACTATAGGAGAAAAGTTTACCACAGGCCGGGCATGAGAGACTTAGAGCAAGAGCTTCTTTCGTATCCAAACGGAGCGCACGATGACATTCTCGATGCCCTGCACATGGCGGACAGCATATCCCACGCGGCAGATTCTGCGGAAACCATCAAAAGGTCCAGGGATAAAAATTATTACGACAATATGGATGAGGGTCAATCATGGCTAGTACTTTAAAGAAAAACGAAGTGTCGGAGCGGATCTGGCGGATGTTTAGGGATTATGAAAATGAAAGAACACCCTGGGCAGAAGGGGCAGCCAACGATGAAGACTTTTTTGCCGGCAAGCAGTGGACCGATGAGGAAATAAGGAAAATAGTAGCCCAGGGAATGGCTCCTCTTGTTGTTAACAGAACAATGCCAGTGATCCTGCAGGAAATCGCTATCTTTACTTCAAAGAGGCCAACGTTTAGGTATTTTCCAAGAGACGATGGAGACAGCAAGATCGCAGCAGTGTGGTCGGATGTGGCTGCATATATATGGCATAACAGCAATGCGGATAGCGAGCTTCAGCAAACAATGAAGGATTACTTTGTTACTGGAGCCGGCTATTTGCAGGTGAGGGTTGCTCCTGATGAAAATTTTGGAGACGGTGAAATACAAATTGAATCGCTTCCTCTTTGGGATGTTTATCCCGATCCCAACAGTCGTAAAATTGATCTTTCTGATTCACGTTCAATTATTGTTTCTCGGCTGGTCGATGAGGGAACAATTGCTTTTCATTATCCGGACAAGAAGGCTGCGATAAGAGCGGCGGCAGCCGAAGAGGGTTCGGTCATGGACAGACCGTATAGCAACCCGTCAAACGGCGGAGCTATTTCACATAGCGATTATCAATATTCTCCATCATATGACAATAGCAAAAAGGTGAGAATAATTGAGTGCTATGAGAAAATAAAAGTACCAGTTTACCGTAGAATAAATATTACCTCCGGCGATGATGGTATATACAGGAAGGATGAATGGGACCTGGAGCAGCTCACTCGCGGAGACTCAGAGGTATTCAGTACGCATATTACAAGAATAAAGAAGACCGTTACTTTAGGGCAGTATGTAACCTTGAGCATAGAGGAGATGCCTACAAGCCGTTATCCTATAGTCCCATTCTTCCTTCATCATAACAGGAACCCGTATCCAGTCGGTGACGTTTCTGTTATCAAGGGCATGCAACAAGAGATAAATAAACGTAGATCAATCATGATTCATAATGCAACCCTGGCTGGGAATTACAGAGTAATGGCAGAGAAGGGGTCGATAGCGAACAAGGCAGAGTATGAAGAAAAAGGTAGCACTCCTGGATTTATCATGGAGTACCACCAGGGATTTACTCCTCCAAAAGAAATGCTGCCCCAGGCCCTTCCTACTGCATGGATACAATTAGAGCAAGAATCCAAGGGCGACGTTGAATACGCTGTGTCCGTATTTTCGCATATGATGGGAAATGCCTCAGATGCTCCCGATACATATAGAGCATTGCTGTCGCTAGAAGAATCTGGACAAAGAAAGATTAGGCATAAGGCGCAACACGCAAATCATGCATTGCGAATACTTGGCCTGGTAGTATTTGATTTAGCATCTAGGCTTTATGACACTCCAAGAATACTTAGAGTTGTTGGCGAGGACAATATAGAAGTAAAAGAAATTGTAGTTAATGGAATTGAAATTGAAAACGGAGAGCGAAGAAAAATAAATGACCTTTCTGCTGGCCGGTACGATCTCGTTGTAAACGATGGCGCATCGATGCCTACGAATAGAATGGCTCTCTTGAATATGTATCTTGAAATGTATCAACTCGGATTAGTTGATAAAACTGAGGTACTAAAGAAAACTGATATAGTTGATAAAGAAGCTCTACTTGAACGCATTGGTGAACAGCAGCAGCTTATGGGTCAGCTGGACGGAATGGAAGAACAGATGAAGGACCTGGAGGGACTTAATCAAACATTGCGCAGGCAGCTACAGCAGGCAATGTTGAAGCAGGGCGTTGAAGAAATGGCATCTAAGCAGAAGACGATTGTGGCAAGTCAGCAGGCAACTGCCGAAGCCCAAAAGTCTATAATGAAAGCTCGAATGGGTGATGCCGTTCAAATGACCAAGGAGAGGATGAAGTTACACGAGTTGACTACTCAACAGCGAGTATCAACAGCATTGGCTGAAATAAAAGCCAATCGAAAAACTAAAACGGAGGCTAAGAAATGACAGAGGAAAACAAAGAACTAGCAGTAGATGAAAATGGATTTACTGAAGAAATGACGGCTCTTGATTCTCGCCAAGGCGACATAAAAGAGCTAGATCTCGAATCCGGCGAAGTAACAACAGCTGATCCAGATAACGAGAACAAACCTGACGAAGGTGCAGAGTACTGGAAGAACAAATACAATAGAGCGGCTGCAGATCATAATGATCTCGCGCAATATGAGGCTCTTATTGATGAACTGAAGTCTCGGCCAGATGTCGTCAAGGTGTTAGAAGAAAAGCTTAGTCGTGAAGTCGCGGGTGTTGAGGATACTGATTACAGTAGCCCAGATTACCCGTGGGGAGCACCAGATGAAGGTGACGCACCTAAAAAGCAAGCACCGTCCCCAGATGATCTGCGGACGCAGGTTGCGAATGAGCGAGCCATTCAGAAAGCTCAAGAAGATGTTCAGGCTTTTGTAGGTACGCTGGGTGACATCGGCGTGCCGGACCATACGGTAGATGAATTCTTAGAATTCCTAAAAAACCCTAGCGGCACTACTGTGCAGGATTTATGGGCTGCATATGAGAGCCAGTCTAAAAGAGTAAAAGGAGAGAACGATCTGCCGGGAAAAGGTCAACAGAAAAAAGAAGTAGCGGGTGGACCGTCTATCACCGATATGGGTGGTACGACAGATCGTCCTAATGCTAATCAATACATGAGTCACGAGGGAGGGCACAACTATGTGCCTGACGCGAATGACCTATAATTAAAGGAAGAAAAGTATGGCTACTATAGGCGTGGACGTAGGTTCACAAAATACACAAGATCAGTATATGGGTTATGGCACGGGCTTTAATAATCCAGATCGATTCGTTTTGGACATGAAAGAGCGTGTCCATTTACTATCACCTTCGGCAAGTCCTTTTTTATCATGGGCGACCATGGTACGAAAGACACCTTGTCACAACACTGTATTCAGTTGGATGGAAGATGAGCTATTTACTCATCGTGACTTTAAGGCAACTCTTAAATATATAACTGTTGGCGATGATGCTCACATTTATTTGCTTCAGCTGAAGAGCGGAGCCGACTGGCAGGCAATTGAGGCGGCGGCCAAGGCTGATACTTATTCAGATGACAAGCCGACTATTGTAATGACTATAAATAATGGAGATGTTTCATATACATTCCAGCCAAATATGAACGCACTGAGATATGGTACAATTTCTCGCCAGTTGACAAGTTCAAATGAAGGAGATACAACATCTGAGTTCTACTTGAATTCTATTGTGTTGCAAGAAATTGATGACGATGTAGTTGTTGGTGGTGTACTAGGAGAAATTTCTGCGATTACATCCGATGTGTATACCGATGAGGCTTTCGATACAGATGACTGGCGAGGAGAAGCCGGAGATCCTATGGGCGCGGATGGAGTAACTTGTGAAGTTATGGTTCACACTACTACGCCAGATGAAGCGTTAAAGGGATATGCGCAGGGTTCTGGTTTGCCAAATGAGACTCGTAAAGTTTCTCGTTCATTCCATAACTACACTCAGATCTTTAAGACTCCTTACAGCATTGCAAATACTTTAAAAGTAGTTAAGATGTATGGGGGTCCAGAGCTGGCAAGGTTGCGCTTGCGTAAGGCCATCCAGCATAAGACTGAATTAGAGAGAGCTATTCTATTCCAGGGCGGCGGGACTGAGCATACTGATTGGGGTGAGCTTCCAACGACAGCAGAAAATCCTCTGACAAGATTTATGGGACTTGGAGTTGGGCAGCCACAAGCTACTGCTGGTATTATCAAAACCAAAAATGGTGAGTGGAATAACGATTTCCGCTTTGATACCAGCTCTCCGTCTGTTGCTAAAATTAACGATTTGTGTGAGGCAATATTTGATGATACTGTTGACTCTCCGAGTTCAACTAAGATCGTGTTCGCCTCTAATAAATGGATGCTTGCGTTGAGTTCATATGCCGCAGATTCCACAAGTAACACATACACGTTTGGCAACTGGTCGCGATCGGAAAATGCAATTGGACTGAAGATCAATGAGTTTACTTCACCAGTAGGTAACTTGAGATTTGTTCCAATGCCTCTGTTCCGCGGAAAGTACGAAGACTATGCTCTGGTAGTAGATATGCCGAACATAGAAATGCGTCCGCTTGCAAGTCGCGATACTCAGCTATTCTCAAATGTAGGAACAAATGAAATTGATGGGCAACTTGATTATTTCATGACTGAGACTGGATTTGAGGCTCGCCATGAGTCAACACACGCTATTCTAAAATTGGGTGCAGACCTATAGAATGGCTTTAGCAGGTCAGTCGACCGTAGCAGTGGGGGTTGCCCACCAGCCCCTGCTGCTTAAATAGGAGAAAAGAAATGACAATAACTCCGGAAGATTTAGGCTATGCAGTGGGGGCTAAAATAGATGTGCCAATAGATAATGATTCTATTCCGTCAAGCGATCAAATAACTAGATGGGCTATTGACGGAGCCCAGCAAATGGCTGCGCTTATGCCGTCAGGCAAAGCAGATACGCTTTTATTGGAGCATGTTGTAACTAGCAGCGGTGAGCAGATTCCTGCTTTTGTTAAATTTCACAGAGCAAAGTTTGGTGCTATTAATTTAATTGCAGATCCTGTTGATTTTAAGACAAGTACCGGTACTTGGAGCCCTCATAACGCTTACCACCTGTTAACTCAGAATGGAGTAGCGGACGCTCCGGATGGCAGCGATGCGCAAATATGGGTCACTACTGATAACTATGATTGGCAGGCCGTGAAGACGGTAAATTATACTGTTGAAGAGGGAGAGCGAGTTGCTTTTAGTATTAATGTAAAAAACACAAACGGCTCAGACAAGACGACTCTTCAGGCGGTAATTGGCGAAACTGCCATTGTGACTTGTTCTATTTATTGGGACGACGAAGTTCTTGAAAGCTTTAGTCCTTACGGTAGCGCACCATACAACCCATCCGGAGAATGTATCGATCGCGGAAATGGATGGTATAGAATAGGAGGGTTTTTTACTGGACATGAAGAACTTCCAGAAGAATTTTTTATAAGAATATTTCCATCTGTTCCAGTAGACGGCCCAGACGTTATTGCGGCCGGTGAAGGAACGGCTCTTTATGGAGCGCACGTAGAAAAAAATACAGCAAGTATTTCTTCGTTTGATTTTAATATTCCAGGGATACAAGTTACCGAAGATCTTTTTGATTTTCATACTGGATTTTTAAATTTTCAGTTTTCAGATGACAGGCCGGGCTATGCCTTGTCTGGTGATAGGTTCTTTTATCATCCGGCATATAATAGAGATGCAAAGGTTTGGTTTGTAAAAAACCCATCGGTGCTTTCTCATATTCCGGATAAATGGATAGGCGCTATCTCTGCTTATGCGGCTGCGCAGGCAAGACAGCAGGACGATGAGTTGAATGCGTACGCAGCATTGTACCAAGAATTCCGCCAAATTTTGGCAACACTCGCAGGTGCTCCTGCAGAACAAGAAGGATAGATTATGTTATATGGAGAAATCAGGGCTTCTTTTTATTTAGGGCTTGGTGAACATGCTACTAAAATAAGCCAGTTTCAATTTGGAGAAGCGGTTGACGCTGCTCAGTCTTGGATCGTTAACACGCTGCCACCGTCGTTGCTACAAGAACTTCATTCTACTAAAGTCGTAACCATATATGAATCAGGCGCAGGGAATGCTCCAGATGGATTTATAAAAGAGATAGCTTTGGCAGATAGCTCTGGTGCTTTATTCAGGCTTATGCCGAAAATTAATTTTGAGACATTTAAAAGCATCGGTACATATGATACTATCGCTTCGGTTTCGGCTGGCGGGGTAAACGTTTCGCCGGCTCCAGGGGAAGGAGAGGATTTTGACTTAACATTTTTAAAAGAGCCAACTTATTACGTAACCGTTACTGGTGAGACTGCGACATACGCGGACGATTCCGGCTCTCCGGACTTCAATGCGTCACTGCATTACATGATTATAGATTACGCGATTGGAACTGCAGCTGCTCAGGTTGGAGACATGAATTTATATCAGTCAAAGATGTCTAGTGTGTATATCGCTGCAAAGGGCAAGGGCGCTCAAATTAATATGGGCAGTCAGGATAGCAGGTAATGAAAATTAAAGAATTGTACGAGCAGGCCATTATTGTTTTTGGTGCTGATATTTCAAGGCAGATGTTTCTCAACATATTGCATGGAGAATTAAAGTACATATCGAAAACATTTTCTAAATCAGAATTCTCTAGCTATGTCGGAGAGGGAACATATTCTCTTGGTACCGACTTCAGGCCGCCAGTAACAGATGTATTCGTAGAGGGCAAAAGGTATGTAAAAGTGCCATGGAAAACAATGTATGAGGCTCTTGGTACGGAATATCAATCGGGGAGGCAGTAATGGATTTACATTGGTCTTGGTCTGACGGTCAACTATGGGTCTATCCGGCCCCAGCTATTGCCGCCAATGTTGCGGTGTATCATAATGGATACGATCTGTCTGCGTTTGACAGGGCCGCCGAAGGCGGCTTTGATGGCGAGATAATGGAACAAGACGTTCCGCTTTCAGAAGAGCTTGTTCAGTTGGTTATGAATAGAGTACAACGAAGACTTTCTGAAATGAGTGGAGATATTACTAAGGCCACTTATTTCATGCAGCAATCTTATCTTCTTGAAAGAGAAGTCAGGCGCGTGTATGGAGATGATGATTTTGATGGGACTACTGGAGTTATAAAGACTGGCGGGATTTAATGCAGTATCCAGAGATACCGAAACAGATATTAGAAATAATGTGGCACCTCGGTATTACCGATGGTGACATAACTCCAGGCTATGTTCGAGAGCTGGTTAATCTTGAATTGGACAGACCGGGCGAGCTTCGCCCTCGCAAGCAATGGACGAGTACGGACTTTCCTGATGGGGCCGGCTGTGGTAAGTATTGTGGAATGCAGATGCACGATCCTTCTGGATCTGTTACGTGGGGCGGCAACGGAGTAATAGAGTTAGAAAATGACGGAAGTAATTTAATAATTAATTTGCATGGCTATACTCCGGCACTGAGCGAAACAATATGTGCATCAGTGAGCGGCGAGTATGATTTGGTCGATATTGATGAGTGCTTTATTGAAGATGTTGATGGCAGGTTTTATATATTTGTTTATGGCGGCGCTAAGCAGGACGAAGATAATTGGGCGTATTCAGTTTATATTCTTTCGTATGTTTCGGGACATGATATTATTTCTGCAGCAGCTATTGATACTACCGATATTACTTATGACGAACTTGATGGGTCTACAATTTATGGCGAGCGTTTAGTTAACGCATCGGAGGCGGATTTAGATGTTGGCGAGTTCTTGTATTCTGTTAGTGATGAATGGATGGTTACGAGCTTAAAGAAAGACGCTCCATCTTTGGGCAGCGAATATTCGGACGCAAGCGAAGATGTTGTTTTGGTTTTAGGGTTTATTGAATCAGAGAGAGTTTCTGATTATGTAGAAGATCTTGTTGGTGGCCAGATAGATTATTTGGAAGCAAGTGAAAGGCTTGAGTATAGGATTCAGGCAGTATTTAGAGATGGAGCGCTTTCCGGATTAAGTGAGGGCGTTGTTAATGGTACGTGCAGTGCGGCCAGGGGAAGAATTTCATTAAATCTATTTGTTAGCAAAAGCTATCTTTCTGCGAATACGGACATTTCAGCCATTAGGATATTTCGTAGAATAAACGGAAAGACTGAAGGGCTTGATTGGGAGCTTGCGAGAACTATAGATTTGACAGAAGACGCAGTAAATGAATCAATCGGTTCTCAGTCGTACACAATGACGGCCGATGGGTCGCAATTGCTTCGCGCTGGTAGTGGTGCCATTGGGCATTATAATTCAGGGTCGACCCTGATTACTGATGAAGATGATGGCTATCGGAGTCACTTCGAGTATATGGGGTGGCAGGCCGCAGAGGGTGCCGATTTTGCCGGCCAGGAGTATTTTAAATATATACCACTACATCGTTATTCGGAATCAGATTTAACCCACAAGCCATGTGCGAATGCAGTATGGAAGGGCGACAGGTCGGTTACTATTCGTGGAGTATGCGGTGGGTATTTGCCAAAAATTGGATACTACAATTATGATTATTATGGATGCTCCAACGCAGACACAATAATATCATATATCCCAATTAGCAATTTTCAGCAGAGAAGAAAATCGGAAGATGATTTATATGTTATACTTGGCGCGATTTCTACGGGTATGTACTTATACGGACACTCTGAGGGCGAGACGCAGAACGCCAACTTTAAATCCCTTGTTCATCGTATGTGGAAAGAGCCAGGCCGCGATATGGGCAGCTTTGGCTCTTATTATTATCCTAAAATTGACATGACGGTTTCGGCTACAACTTACGGCAGCGCGTGGTGTGAGAGAACTTTTGAGGCAGCTTTATATCCTTATTATATAGATCAGATGCTGTTTCTTGGAGACGGCCAATATCCAGGCGTTGCCTTTACACCCCATGGCGCGCTTGGTTATGACGACATGGTTACTACTGGTGATTTGGTTTTAAATTCCCCAAGATTGGGAATTAGCGATCCGCTGATACCGTCAATAGAAGTAATTGCAGATGATACAACAAATGTTATCAGTGATACATATCACATACACGCAAACAGGCTTCTCGCTCTTGGCGGGACTACTGAAACCGTTGAAGGCGGATTGGACCACTACGGGAGCAGGCTTTTCTTTTCAGAGTACGGAAATTTTTCCGACTGGAGAGGAAACTTTATAGAGCTTGGGCAGAAAGATGCAGGTTCCAAGGTCGCGGTTAAATCATTTAAGTCAATCATTGTTTGTTTCTTTACTGGAGCTGTTCATTTTATAGATGCGAGTGGCGGAGCATCGTCTTCCTGGAGAATACTGGGCGGGCATTTAGCTGACGGGTGCTTGAGTAAAAGGCATATCGTAGAGACTCCGTTTGGTATTGCATGGTGCGGAAAGCACGGAGTTTATTTGTTTGACGGTACAAAAGTAGTTGACTTGACCGTGAATAAAATAGAATCAAGATATACTAGCAAGGTCGGTGGCCTCCCCTCCATCAAAATGCTTGCGTATAACAATATCAAGAAACAGCTGTGGGTCGTTGAGGACTACTCAGATGGGACAAATGTTTTGGTTTATGATTTTGTTGGAGGGGCGTGGCATACTCACGAATTAGGCACAGCCGAACTTACAGACGTGTACGAGATGTTTTTCTTTGATGGCGCCGATGGTGAAGAATATTATTCTAATGTCAGTACTCTTGGCATAAGAGTCGGCTCTAGCGAAGCCGGTAGTATACTTTGGGAAATAGATTCTGGTCCTAATGCTATTGGAAGACAGGGTATTGTTAAAAAGATAAAGAAGATTTATTTTTCCAGTACTTATGCTGGCGAAATAATTATTGGAGCTACGGCATCATCGGACATTGCCGCTACTGTTGCCACTGATACAGAGGCGGTAGTTTCTGGGTCTAATAAAATAAGAACAAGAGGCAAGGGTGCATTTATTATATTGCATGCATATGGCGAGTTCTATGCTGATGAATCTATTGACTCAATAGAAATTTCTTACAAGCCAAAGAAGATTAAATAATGGTTACGCGTAAAGAAATAAGAGAACTACGAGAAAAATCATTGGCCGACCTGCATGGCGGTAGCCTGCTTGCTGGCAGAGAAGATAAAAGTATTCATAATGAAGATCGTGATATTACTCCTCCAGGAAGAATCCGCAGGGATGGCGGGTACGATAATCGCGATGGGCTCGTTGGCGTAAGAGGAGTCGGGAACGACAAGGACTTGCGTATCAAGCAGGACGGTAAAGTTTATAGGGTTGGCATTGAAGCGGATGATAGTGCAGATAGAGCGAGGGGCGCAGCTTCTCAGGCGTCAAGTTCGGTTTCTAATTGCATAATTAATGTTTCCATCAATTACGCCCTTTACGCAGGAAATGGTGGGGATGTTGAAAATATTGGAATAAGGATGAAGACTTGGGGTAATAATTTTATTGAAATCACATATGACAGTTTTAGTATAAACGAAGAGACTATGACCGCTACATATACGGCTGGCGCAAGACTGCCTCAGCCAAATATAGTTTTTGATTTGATTGGCATAGCGGAAAGCGGCAGCGTTCCAGCTCATACATCTGACGGACCTATTACGCTATCATTTAATGATAGCAGTTACCCGCTAGAGCCGGAGGGTGCGTACACAGAAGACATAAGCTTTATGTATTACCCGCTGCATACGTTGGAGATCGATCCAAGGGATGAAGACGGTAATATATTATCTAATGCTGCCTGGGAGCTGGCATACTCAGGCGATCCATTACTACCGCATGGCGGGATTGGTCCTACTGTATTAACGGCCAGCCATATTCATGATCCGTTTACGGTAACTTGGCTTGATTTAGAATATCATACAACTCCATCGTTAGAATTGTGGACCCCGACAAGTATAGGCCAGTTACATACATTCACCGGCGTATATGATTTTATTAGCGGCACTATCAGCGTTACTCCAGAAGACTCCGATGGGTCAACCCTTGAGGCTCCATGGTATATAAATGGTCTTAGTGGTCTTTTTTACTATGGTGGCGTAGGTAGTGAGACAGTGCCGGTTCCAGTTGGAACATATCAAATTGTTCCACAATATTTTTCTGGATACGTCACTCCTGGTTCCATTGTTGTGTCTGTTGCAGACGGAGAAGATGAAGCAACTGCGCCTATTTATCTTACCCAAACTACGTCCGTAATAACAATGACAAGAACGGGTCCGAATAATTTTATTTACCCGATGACGCTTGAAAAACCTGATGGCGGAATGATAGATTATCATGGCAACTATGCTGAATATTTAAACGGCTCTTATGGAACATATAAGCTTCATACTGAAGATGAGCCATTGTGGGATCACCCGAGTGTAATTTTAGGCACAACCAGCGAGGCTGTACAGGACTTAGATTTTGTTGCAACGTATGTCGCTGTTCCAAATAATTCTTCTATTTTAGCAAAGGCTGAGGTTTATAATCCATTTGATTATCCAGTAGACGTAGACAGTACGAGTGTTACGGATCTTGAATGTGAAATTTTTGAAGCGGGAGTAGGCAGATCGTGGAAAGAAGATACTAGATGGTCAACTAATGGCCCGCCTCCATTTGAAGCAGAAAATACTTCGCCGGTTTTTGATGATGTATGTCGTGTTGTTTGGACTGCCGGAGAAGCTGATAGTCTTCCATATACATATACTGATAATGGTGACACCTGGACTAATGCCGATAGTGGATTCACGATAGGCACTGGCAATGGTGCTGACTGGACGAATCGATTTGCTAGAATTTCTTCAACAATTACAGTTACGAATCACTTAATTGAGTCGTTAATGTATTTTTGGGACAGAAGATATTGTGCCAAAATCCAGCCGCATCCGCTGAGCGAAACCAGAAGAGATGTAATGGGATTCATGGTATACAAAAGCTTTTCTGATGAATCCGCTGATGAATATGTAACACCCGTGTTATCAATGCCAGACAAGGGGCCGTATTTCCTCCAGGTTGATCGATCGCCGAGGGTGGAGAACAACCCAGAGTATACAATGATGATTGACTGGCAGGACATAGCGACCTATACAACGCCGCCTGATCAACCTATCCTTTCGTATGGTAGTGATAGGGCTGAATATTCTACTACTGAAGGTGAAGAAACTGGAGTCTATGAAGGATATTATGCTTCTGCCATCCCAGAAGACGATGAAGTGTGGACAATTCTTATAGCTCTCAATAATGGTACTGAGTGGCAATTTGATGCCACCGGTGGGACGAATATTGATTATGTTAGGGCGTTAAAGAGAGATCCGGATGGCGAAGAAAGTAACCTGGATTTTACTTATCATAATGGCCAGTGGGATTCATTTACTTATCCAGCCGGTACATCAATAAGAGTTCTTGAGTGGCCGGATTTGCTTGATTTCGTTAAGCCAGAGCCCACTCAGTACGGAGAAGAGGTTTCATGGACTACCAACTATTTACGCGGTGAGTATAAGCATGTGCGAACTCCAACATTTCATATCAATCCAATACATAATGGCAATACGCTGGATGATGCAGTTTGGTATTTAAAAGACAGCAACATGGATATTGTTTTAGTTGAATCTGGGGAACTTGAATTTGATAGTGATACTGTAGGGCAGGGATTTTTTGATTATCCATATACTGTAGAGTTTCTTGATTCTGGTATCTATGTAGCTCCAAGTTCAGTAACTATTAATGAGCCAGCTGGACTTAATTATTATCATGATGTTATCGCTCTTTATTCAAATCCACAGTATCCTACTGGAACGCTTACGGTGACACCAAAAGAAAGGTTGCGTGTTGGCGATTCCTGGGGTTCATATTTCACGGAGGATACGACTTTTACTGTTCTCGGTCCAAACGGGTACATAAATCCAGAAGTAACCGGCAGCCTAGTAAATAGTACTGTTCCAATAGGAGAATACGCGATAATAGCAGAAGATGACGTTCTTGTTGCTGGAACAGGCAATATGGCCAGTTACTATTCTGTTTGCCCAGCAATACACACAGTAACCGTTGAAGAGGATAGCCCAGGAGAGATAGAGTGCCTGTACGAGCCGATAGATCAGGCGCTGCCAGAAGCTTCAGTAAGATCATGGGTAAAGCTATCATGGGCTGGAGATACCGTTAGTGGAGACGATGATGACATATGGGCATATCAAGGATTTGGCGGGAAAAAGTACCATGTCCGCGGAGCATCGAACAGGGTTATTAATAGGTATCCATGTTCAGGTGTAATTGTTGGCGATTTCCAAATATCAATATCTGGTCCGATGTCCTTATGGGGAAATTACCCAAATATGCTAATTGAGTGCAGGCTTCTTTGGGGTGAATATGAAGAGACGCACGCATGGAGCGAGTGGGAAGAAGTGCCTAGGATTGCTTCTTCTTGGATATTTGTTGAGAGCTTTGCGTACTCGGCGGATGCATGGGGACTTTCGGAAATAGAGATTAGGGTTAGCTATGTATGAAGGATAGGAGAATGAGATGGGTGTTTTTGATAAACTGGTAGGCAATGATGCTATAGATAAAGCTATCAATAGCATTCAGGTATCAACGTCAGCAATAGATAATGCAAGGGCAAGCGGGTTGAGCCAGAGGGCTAAGGCTGGATTTGGTGCTAAGAAAATGAATACTATGCTTGAACAGAGAATACAAGGTATAGTTGGTTCTCAAAATTCTCAGTTAGCTGAAGCTGATGCAAAGTCAATGGATCTTAGCTCTATAGGACAGGGTAGGATAAATGCAGCTATGTCAGATAATCAAAGCAAGATGCAGGGGGCTATATCTGAAATACAGACGGCTAGTGACCGCGATCAGATGCAAGCGTCTCAGCAATGGCAAGGATTACTTTCACAGCAAGACCAAATGGAATTAACCGCGTCTACTCAAAAGGCTCAATTAGAGTCACAAAAAACAAGTATGTTTGATGCCGCTTTAAAAGTAGGCGGATTTGCAGCCTCTGCAATGAGCGGAGTAGGGGCACTTGGACAAGCCGGCGCTCTTAAGAAGTTAGCTGATACATAGAAAGGTATCGACATGGTAAGAACCACATCACAGATTACTCCCTGGGCGGTTGGTGCGATGAAGCTTGCTGGTCAACAGAACCAGGCATATTTTAAACGACAAGCAAACGCTACGGGTGTTGGCGAGAAGTCACTAGAGGCCAGCATGCGAAAGCTGAAGACTAGCGGGGAAGTAAACCAGCAGGTGGCCACAGACAAGCACGACACAACGCGATCTGCTATTTCCGGCATTACGGCGAGCAATGAAATGCGTGCCGCTGCTGGAAACATGCAGGCTGATTTCGCTAAGACCAACATGGAGCTTGATGCCATGGACTCCCCGTTAGATACAGCCGCCAAGGGTTACGCAGCGCTGCAGCTCAGCGAAAGAGTTGTTGGTAGATTTGAAAGGTTCTTTGCTCCAGAGGTTGATGGGTACGGTAAAGTGACTAGGCAGATGTCTGATTCCGCTCAAAGTCAAGCCAGAAATAATTTAGCAACTATTAGCGGGGAAAACTTTACCGGAATGAACGCAGAGCAAATTGTTGCCAAGGCCACTGCCTTGCTTAATGAAGCTGGGAATAATACTATTTTAAAAAATTCGGCAGAGGCATTTTTGAAAGTTAACAAAGATCTTCAGCCATACGGGTCTGGTGGCGATGAAGCACAAAGTAATTTACTTCATCAAGTCCAGTCTATGTTTTCAGTAATGAGGGGCAATTTTTCAAGCCCAGGCAAGTCTACAACACAAGAGGCTTTGGGAAGAAACATGGCAAGCAAGGCCGGCTCGTTAACTAATATGGAAGCAATGATGGTGACTTTTGCAAAAAACTCCGAATATCTAGATCGCGTTAATGATATTATGGAAGTCGTAGGCAAGATCGAGATTTCTGGGGATAAAGATGTCAATGATGTTATTGGCGAATTGCTTAGCCACGTAGAAGAGGTTTCTAAGATTTCCAAAGACATAGTACCACAATAAACGGGAGTTGAATCATGGGAGTTGGAAATAGGGGCGGAGATTCTGCCGCACAATACATAAGCATCGCATTAGACAGCATGCACAAAGAGAATGAAATAGCTATTGCTGCTGACAACAACGCCGTGGCGAAACTCGCAGAGGCAAATTATGCCAGACAAAATGAGATTGCTGGCCAGGAGAAAATGATGCGTGCCGCATTGAGCGCTGCAGCCGATGCTGCTCAGGCAAAGCTTGGCGCCGCTATTGCGGAAAGGACGGCCGTCCTCAAGGGCAGGGAGCTTGACATTATGGAAGGGGTGGAGGGAAGAGATGAAGCGGAAATTGCGTATAGGGATGCATTGAGTAAATATAATGCGGCTGTTGAACAAAGGCAGAAAAAGGTTGATGAGTTCAATGCTGACACCGAGGCGTATAGCGCAACTGGTGGACCACAAGAAAAAAAGGCCCTGCTTCAAATAGCAATGGCTTCTATTAATGCAAGTAATGATCACGAAAAAATTATGGCCGACTATGATGAGCAAGAGGCTGACCTAGTAGAAACTTTGTCTAAGGCCTGGCAGCAAGTAGAACCAGAATTAACGGCTAAAGAGAATGCCGAGCTGGTAGGGGCCAAATCAATAACGGCCGGCGCTGACGATAAAACGGAAGGCGTAAAAACAAGCGATTCGGGAAAGACCGAAAGGTTCAATGAATTTCTTGTAAGTCAGATTGCGGATGGTAAAATTATATCTGATGATATGTATGGGCTTTTGACTGGCGACTACAATGCTCTTACCCCAAATGGTCGGACGATCGTTGATAATTATAAAGCTGCATATGGGCTTTCTGACAAAGATCTAGATAAGAAGACTTTGAAAGAAATGGGAATCAAGGGTATGGGTGACTGGTATATCGAAAAGAAAATAGATACTCTTTGGAGTGATTCCAGGACTTTTGTTAAAGACGCTGCCAAAGTATTTAAGGCGTTAAATGGAGATCAAGGTGATGGCCCTATAAATAGAGACAAGACTGATAAAGGAAGAGAAAGAGAGTGGAGATTTACCGGCATGGCCCCGAAAAAAGAAGTGCTGCAAAATGTGATTAATGACTCAAGTTCAAGAAAAGAGCTTATTGATAATTTGGCTAGGGAGATTTCTAATGGCGCAAATAGCGAGAACTCATCATATAGGGATGATGTTAATGCCGTTGGTATTCAAGGGCTAAATCGCAATGCTGTAGCCAGGGGTAATATTGTTGGTTATACCGAAGCTGGAAATATTATAATCAAGGCGCTGTCGAAAGACAGAGGGAAATATATGTTTGTAGAGGCAACGCCTACCGAAACCGGTGGTATGGTAATTAAGGGGCTGACCACGCAGGTATTTAAACATCTCGATAGCCAAGTTAGATTTGCCGTGTACGCAGCTTCCCGATTAGCTGACATGTATGAATATATCATGATAAAAAATACAGCTCCAAATAATGAGGGGTCGCGCGGACCCATGAATTCAGCAAAAAAAGCTGCGAAAAACAGTGGTGGCGTTGCCGTATTTGTTTCTACCAGCAAAAGCTACCTTGAGAAACTTGGCAATGGCGATTTTTCCGGAGACTCAAGAAAAGTGCTCAAAGAAGTAAACGGCATCGGCGATGGCTTTGCTAAAAGTATTGGCAACTTGGCAGAGAAGGCTCAACTAATGAATGCCGAAATAGTTCATGGCCGCAGTCAGGCAGAGAACGTATACGAACTTAACACGAAGGTGGCGGCACTTGCGAAAGATGGAATCATGGAGAGCAGGACTACCTACGAAACAAAACACCGCGACTACCTTATGTGGGAAAAATCACCTGGCAATGAGGGTAAATCTTACGAGAGATTTTTGAATACAATAAAAGATTTGGATACAGTTCCAGCACACAAGAAGAAGGACTAAAACATGCAAGGCAAATTAGTTTTGACCGGGCTCCAAAGCAAGAGCGCGAGGGATGACATTAAGCAGAAATTGCTGAGTGGTCCCAACGGTGAATACTTTAGACAGAACGATAATGATCTCCAGAAAATGATCGATCAAAAAATGGTCGGCCTTGAGGAGCAGCTATCTACTGCCGATAGAGATTCAATAACAAACTATGAGTTACGGCAGGTTCTGTCTGCTGCTGGCGCTAGCGAGCAGCAGGGACAGCAGGGAACTGCGTTAAGTAGTGGAGATCTGCAGCAGCCACAGCGTCCAGCTGGATTGCCTGCATGGAATGAGGCTGGCGGCACAATGGACGAGACTCTATTGAGCGGTTGGGTCGGCGGCGTTAATGTAACAGACGAAGATGTTACTCCAATTGAGGCGGCGCGTGACGCTACTGCCGCATTGGTCTATCATACGTTTGATTCGTTTACTGCCGGCTTAACAACATTGCTCGCACAGGGGGTTGCCTCTGGTGTCGATAAAGGCATTGAGGCTCTTGGTGGAGACGCTTGGTTTAGAGAGAATATGGTTGACGCGATGCGCGATCCAAGATCAGATGCCGGTAGAGCTGCTGCGTATGGTGGCCAAGTTGCGGGACTGGTTGCAGGTACGTTTATAAGCTCGGGGGCTATCGCCGGGCTGAAGGCGCTGCAGATTTCTGGCAAAGGAATAAAGGCGACAAAGACTTTAAAGGTTCTTCAGTCTATTGACAAAGCAAAAGGTGAATCTAAGCTTATTTCTGGCATTCTACGATCGGCAGAAAAAACTGCATCTAAAGGCGGCACTAAAGCCATAGCCAAAGAAGCAACTCGTTTGCTGGCAGCTGGCGGCGATGATGTAGCTAAAGAGATTAATAGGTTTCCTGGCATGATGGACGCAATTAAACTTGCTCAAAAAGATACCAAGATTACGAAAACAGTTAATGCGGCACCTGAAGTTGGAATTAAAACTCTTGAATGGGTAAACAAAAACCTATCACTACATTCACTTGGGCAAAGGTTCGGCAAGTTATCTATTAATGCGAAGGCTGCAAGTGGCACTGGCATCAAAAGGGTAATCGGCAGTACAGGCAGAGGCCTTTCTGGTACAGAATTAGGAGTACTTGGCAAGGCTGGCTCAAAGGAAGCCGCTAAAGGTGTCTCTAGTGAGCTGTCAAAGATCTTTGGCGTCACAGACGATGTAGTGGGTAAGATGATAAAGAAGTCCTCTGACAAGGCGGTAGAGGCCACCATAGCGACTGGCTCAAAGGCGCAGGCCGGTGCATGGGGTACAGTTAAGAATCTTAAAAAAG